CCTTGATTCGGGTTTATTCCGAAAAAGAGGAAGGCTGGGAAGAAACAGACGTCCTCGTGGCGCATCGTTTCTCGGCACTAGACAAGATCGAAGCTCTGCGTTGGTTTGAGGGCAAAAGCTACAAGCGCGCAGAAGACACAAGTTTTGATGAGATTGAGGATCGGACTTACGAGTTTCCCTTCAGCTCTGAATATCCCGTTGCTCGTTACTTCGGTAACGAGATCCTCAGCCATGAGGTAAAGGCGGCTGACCTTAGTCGCCTGAATGACGGCGCTCCGCTGTTGTTCAACCACAACCCTGATCGTGTCATTGGGGTTGTTGAGCGTGCGTATATCGATGGCAAAAAACGCCGTGGATATGCCCGTGTGCGGTTCAGCCGCAACGAGTTCGCTCAGGAAGTCTTGAGCGATGTCCAAGACGGCATTCTTCGGAATGTGAGTTTTGGTTACTCGATCAACAAAATGGAGGAACGTGAAGGCGGCGATTTTGTCGCTACTTCATGGTCCCCAACGGAACTCTCGGTTGTTGCAATTGCGGCGGATCCGTCCGTTGGCTTTGGGCGATCGTTGGATTCCAAAACTGAAGAGGCTGCTCCGGCAGCACCTACACCCGATCCCATTATTCCTTCAATGGAAAACACCACCCCTGATCTGGCAGTGGTGCGGGCCGAAGCCGCTGAGGCTGAGCGCTCCCGCATTGCTGGCATTACTTCCCTCACCGCTAAGCACGGTATGGAAGAACTTGGCCGTCAGCTTGTCGAGTCTGGTCGTTCTATCGACGAGGCCCGCGCTGCCGTGCTTGACAAGCTCAACGTTAAAGAGGAAACCGTCACCATGTCGGCCGCTGAAATTGGTCTGTCTCAACAGGAAGCTCGCAGCTTCTCGTTCCTGAAGGCCATCCGCCACTTGGCAAACCCTGCAGATAACGCTCTGCGTGAAGCTGCTGCTTTTGAAATCGAAGCCTCTCAAGCTGCTGCCGCCAAGTCCGGTCGTCAGCGTGGTTTCGCAATCCCGGTTGATGTTCTCACCCGTGATTTGAACGTCGGCACTGCTACCGCTGGTGGCAACCTTGTTCAAACGACCCTTGATTCTGCGAACTTCATCGACCTGCTGCGGAACCAATCCGCACTGGATCGTGCTGGCGCAACCGTCCTGACCGGTCTTTCTGGCCCCATCAATCTGCCGAGGCAGAGTGGCGCAGCCACCGCCTACTGGGTTGCTGAGTCTGGCTCTCCCACCGAGAGTCAGCAAACGATTGATCAGGTGGCGCTTTCGCCAAAAACCTGCGGGGCATACACGGATTTCAGCCGTCAGCTGCTGATCCAGTCCTCCATCGACGTGGAGAACATGGTTCGCAACGACCTCGCCAAAGTTCTGGCTCTTGAAATCGACCGCGTCGGCCTGTACGGCACGGGTTCTTCTAACCAGCCCCAAGGTCTCAAGACCACCACTGGCGTGCTGACCGAAGACTTCGCCGCTGACACCCCGACCTTCTCTGAGGTTGTGGCTCTGGAAAGCGACGTGTCCGGCGCTAACGCTCTGATGGGTAACCCCGTCTACCTGATGAACGCTGCCATGGCTGGCAGCCTCAAGACCAAGGCCAAGGACACTGGCTCCGGTCTGTTCGTCATGGAGAACGGCGAGGTCAACGGCTATCAGGCCATCGTTTCCAACCAAGTGGAAAGCAATGATCTCTGGTTCGGCAACTTCGCTGACCTGATCATCGCTTACTTCAGCGGTCTGGACATCATGGTGGACCCCTACACCGGCAGCACCTCCGGCACCGTCCGGGTGGTTGCTCTGCAGGATGTTGACGTTGCTGCCCGCCACGGCGGTTCCTTCAGCCGCGGTAACAACACCCTCTGATCATGAAGATCGAGATCCGTAAGCAAGTAACGCTGGCGGGTCAGGTAGTTCGGATCGGGGAAGTCGTTGAGGCTTCCCCTTCCGACGCCTCGATCCTGATCGGCAGTAACTGTGCAGTTGTGGCACCTGAGAAGGTGCAGGAAAAGTCTCAAGATGTCGTCATTGACATCGCTGACCCCAAACCCAAGACAACCTCTCGCCGGAGGGCTAAATCATGACCATTCAGAACCTCGGTACTAAAACCGAAGTGCTGAGCCTGCTTGCCAACGATGTGGTTACCGCCACAGGCACTGGCTCTGCTGTTGACCTCGTTGATTACGAAGGCGACATCGCCGTTGTGCTCGACGCTGAAGCCGGTGGCGCAAGCATCACCTACGCGGTGAAGCTGACCGAATCCGACACCAGCGGCGGCACCTATACCGACGTGAGCGGCGGTGCTTTCACTACCACTGACGCCAACACCGCATTGGTGGAAAAGATCAGCGTTAACACCAACGCCCTGAAGCGCTTTGTGAAAGCAAGCGTGACCGTGGCTGGTGGTACTGGCGCTGGCGCTGTCAGCGTCGTTGCTCTGGGCTCTAAGAAGTACGGCTGATCATGGCGATCACTGAGGATCTGGACGTCTTTTTGGCCGACTTTGGCGTTAGCTGCACGGCTGGCGCCACAACGGCTAACGGGAC